AATCTTTTAGTTCAACCTTCATTGATAAAACCTTTCAGCATTTTAAGACAGTGGATGGCTTTATCTAGGTCTTGAATTGGTGTGCCTTTGTCATAACAACGGGTGATGTATTTGATTGCTGTATGTTGACAAGCATTCAAATCATTCGCCATTGAATATTCCATTGGTTGTATTTTAAGTTTTGAATAATGGTTGCCACCAACTTGATCAGCTAGTGCACCAAGCACACCTGTTTTTATTTTGGAGTCCATTGAACAACTTTCTTTTTGTTGTAGTCTTCAGTTTGTAAAATCTTAGCAAGACGCGCTTGAACCAAGGCATCATCTTCAGTTAACCCAGCCTTCTCAAACCGTGTGACAACCTCAGACCACTTAGTGATACCTTTGGCTTTCACTGGGCCAATGCCTGGACAACCTTTGTAACCATCAGAGCTATCACCACACAGTGTTTGGAACAGGTGGAACTCATCACCGTCTTCTTTGGTTACCTCAACTATCTCATCGTCAATCAAATGTTTACCGGGGATTTGCATTAGGTCTTTATCAATTGACCAGATGATCCCGTTCTCCTTGTGCAACCCTGTTGCTAGAATACCAAGAACGTCATCAGCTTCTAATGTAGGCATTGATTGGTTAGGGTATGTATCCTCAACATATTTTACCAAGGCACTGTATGCTAAAGGTTTACGCTGAGTTCTGTTAGCTTTGTAACCGTCCCAAATTTTCTTTCGGAAATTGCCTTTGGATGAGAAGCAGAAGAGTACATTGTCTGTACCTGACTGCTCCTTTAGATCATGGAAGAACTCATAGAAGACACCCTTAGCGTCCTCTAATGTTGAATGGATTGTGAAGGTGTCTTCATCCCATTGTATTTCTTTTTCCACAGCGGCACACGATTGGTACACCACGATGTCAGCGTCAATAAGCAAGATAGGGTTGATCATTAGTGTGTCTCTTTCCAATTATTACCGATATTAAATTCCCCTGTTAAAGGAACTTTTATATTGAAGTAATCACCAGCTAGTCCAATAGCTTGAACGGCGATCTTTCCCAAAAGCTCTGCGTTTTCTTCTGGGACTTCCATTTGAACTTCGTCATGAACCCACGCGACTTGACGTGCACCCAAGTGATCTTTCTCTTTACCCAAGAGGTTCCAGAGTTCAACCATCCATCTTTTACAAACCAATGCTCCGTCTGATTGTAAGAGTAAATTGAGTGCTGAATGTTCAGAGCGGCAATGGAGTTTCCTACCGTCCAACCCAACGAGGCATCCCTCATCCCTTGCAGATTTCTGTACACCATCAATGACCCTCTTGAGAGCAGGAGTTTGTTGTAGAAACCTAGTTTTAATAGCTGTACCTTCACGTACAGTTTTAAGCCCTGCGATATCCGCAAGAAGACCGGGGCCACAGCCATATAGAAAGGCATATATGAAACGCTTCGCATCATTACGTGTGGGGAGTCCCGCAGCTTTTTGGTTAGCTGTGTGAATGTCACCATCTATTACTTCCTTTGCATATTTACCTTTATCAAACTTGTGCATACGGTGACCAAGCATCCTTAACTCAAGACCTGAGACATCGATCCCAACCAAAGAGTAACCTTCAGGTGAAGTGAATAGCTCTCTACACTCCGCACCATACGGTGCACCAAGGCTAGGGGTCTGTGCGATGTTAGGGCGCTGGTGCGTTGCACGTCCTGTAACTGCACCATTGGTGATCACACCCCCATGTATACGATTGGTCTTATCATTGACCATACGTAACCATCCATTCTTACCCTCAGCTAACATCCCGATCCGTTTCTGGATTAAGAAATATTCAGCTAAGGATTTTGCTTCAGGGTATTTAAGTTTTGACAATACAGATTCATCAACCTTAGGCTTACCCGCTGGAGTCGTCTCCTTTGGTTTCCACCCGTGTATTGTCGTAAGACGATCAGCGATCTGGTCCCGGCTACCGGGGTTGAACACCATGACCTTGACCTTCTCTGTAGGTACGCCTTTCACATAACCACGTTTTGTGTTGTTCACCTTAGGTGTGAACGGTGTCTTGATTTCCCAAGGGGGGAACGTGTCCTGTAGTTCTAACTCAAGGTGATCCCGTAGCTTAACAAGAGATGAGTACAATTTGGTTCCAGCTTCTATATCAAATAGGAACCCGTTACGTTCTTGTTGAGCGATGATCCATGCAACTGAATGCTCCAGCTTGTTAGCTTTAGCAGGGCAGTTACGAAACCCTCGTGTCTTCCACAGCTTTTCGGTGACAACCACGTCCTGTTCACAATAGGTTTGCATCTCTGGTGTCCACACCATCCAAGTGAAATGTGTGAGTCCAGCATCCCACTCATCCCTTTCAGGTTGAGTATGAGGACGTTCACCTTCAGATGAAATCCATTGTGCCTTTCGGTCCTCTTGGTAATCCCCTTTATGCTCACGTAGTCTATAGCCCCATGCAGCTAAACTGTGGCTCCCAATCATATTGCCGGGGAGCGTTGGTTTATTATCTGCATCATTATTTACGTAGTCTCTGTCACTGAGGTCAGCAAATAGAAGGCGGCTAATAACTAACGTGTCATACACTTTGTTCTCATCAACTGAGAACTTGGGATATAGTTTTTGTAGTAGTGGGATATCAAACTTGATTACATTGTGTCCAATGATCAGGTCTGCTTCCATTAACATATGAATACCTGAGTCCACTCCATGATCATGGAAGGAACTAACTACACCAGTATCAACATCTTTAAGGACCAAGGAGTGAACCTTAGTTGCCTTTTCTACGAAACCATCAGATTCCAAATCGAAAATATAACGAGCCATCCTTGGTCCTCTCTATTAGACGTTGAGTTCTAGTTGAGCCGCACCCTCATCCTTCAAGTAATACCTCGTGTACTTCTGTGCTGATGTAGGATGCGTCTTGGTAACACCTACGATAGGGTAACCTTCATCACGTAAATCTGATAAACGGCGGTGGAAAGATTGTACATTGTAGTCAAGGTATGCTTCACGCTGTGTGATGCTACCAGTTTTACGCATGTGCTTAATCATTAGTTCTGTCTGTGTCATACCAGTTATCTTCTTCCATCCAATGTTTTCAAGTCTAGTGGCTTTTGTAGTAAAATGTTCTGCTAGATGGATCATCCACTGAGCCTTTGAAGTTGCTGCCCTAAGACACCACTCCTCAGCCAAGTGAAAGATACCATCGTCAGTCTTCAACGATAAAGTCATCATCATCGTCTTCCTCAACATCCTCAAAGAAACCGGACTCTTCAGTCAGTCTCCCCGTATCATTGTCGTAACGTAGATCACAGGCTTCACCAGTTTCCCCAGTGAACCTGTTCTTCAACACACGAAGTGTGGTGAGGTCTTTAGCTGTAGGGTCTTGCTGATTACGTTCCATACCTAGAACCATATCACTCAGTTGAGCGATAGCAGCGGAGCCACGTAGCTGGGCAAGTGTTACCTTGGCCCCTTCTTCATGACCCTTACCTTCAGGGCGCTTTAGGTGTGACACGAGTACCAAACCTACGCCTGTCTCTTCTACAAGTGATCTAAGCTTAGTCATTAGAACATCAATGGAGCGCCGCTCATCACCAATGCCCTCATCACCTGAGACAACAATGCTCAAATGATCAAGGATGATCCATTGAACTTCCATACCTGTCGCTAGGTATCTGATGTGCTCAATTAATCTATCGGAGTTAAGTGAGCCAAAGTGATTATGAAGATAGCAGTTACCACTTCCCACAATGTTATCAAATCCAACCCGTAAAACTGACTCATCTACATCCTCCATATCTATTGACAAGCGTTTGTTCAACTCAATACCAACTAGTTCTTTTAAGGTTGTTCTTACGGATTCCTCTAAGGCGATGTAGCCTATCTTTTCATCTTTCTTTAGTAAGAAGTGAGCGATCTCACGGCAAGCTGTTGACTTGCCAATGCCTGACCCAGCGCAGAACGTAGTTATTTCCCGCTTGCGTAATCCACGGGTCATTTTGTTTAGTCCTTCCCACGGGTAGTCAATCGCATCCATGTCATCAAAAGCTAGAAGCTCTTCAAACATATCTTTGGCATTAACGATTCCATCTGGCCGCCACTCTTTGGCTCCCCAGATAGCATCAATAACTTCACTACCACGACCCGCTTGATGCATCTCAGAGGCATCCTTTAGAGGAAGCGTAGCGATAGCAGCTTTGCCGGGAGCTAATAGGTGGATGCATTCCTCAGTAGCAGCATTGCCGGGGGCATCCTGATCAAACATGAAGATAACCTTGTCGTACTTGTTGAGCCACTTGAGGTTATTACGTACTGCTTTTGCTGCACCTTGTGCACCGTTTGGAACGGACACTACAGGCCACTTATCTTTTTGCAGAGTTGAAACAGTAAGGGCATCTAGTTCACCCTCGCAAACTACTACCATCCGACCACCATCACGCCACAACCACTGTCCGTACAAGCCTATATTCTTGGTGTCACCCATGAAGATAAAGTCCTTGTTAGGGAACCTTATTTTTTGTGCTACCTTCTTACGGTTATCATCATAGTAGTTAGCGATCTGTACCGTCTTGCCACTGAAGCTGGACACTTGGTAGCCCCACTTCTTGCAAGTCTCTTCACTTATTCGTCGCTTTTGTAGAGCTTTGTACTCAGCGTCTTGCGTGAGTAAAGCTTTCGGCTTTTGATTTTTTTCTGTTGAAAGATTTTGAGCGACAGCAATGAAGCTATCAGGTTCCGCTTCTTGTGTTTGCAAGTTTTCACCTTTGTCATAATATCCACATCCAAAACACCAACCATGCCCATCATCGTATCGCGCCAAGTTATCCTTGGAGCCACACGCAGGGCATGGTTCGTGACCTACTAATTCCGACTCGTTTCTTTGATCCATTCGTTGGGGATTACCTTATCCGCATACAGGAACCCCTTAGACTCACACCACTTAGCGTAGGTGGTCTTTGAAGTTTTACTTATGCGTTGTCTGGAGTTTGAAAATACAAACCGTATATCCAGATCAGGACGTTGTGATTTTATCAGTATATGTTTCTGCCGATCCACAGTTAGAAATCGCCCCTTAGCCTCAATGATTATTCCATTGGGTAATACAAAATCGGGGGTGTATCTTGACGTGCGTTCAGGTTTCACATAGCAAATCACTTTTTCTTCATAAGAGAAGGCTACTTTTTGAGCAGTTAACCGCCCAGCGATAGCCCTCTCCAATCCTGATCTAAACGAGTAGGACTCTTTAGTAGTCCTCTTCGTCATCTACATCAGTTTCAACAGTATCTTCATCGTCAAACGGTGTATCATTTTTAGGTGTAGTGAAACCTTCAGTCTCACCGAAACCATAGGAGTCTCCTGAACCACCACCAGTACCTGTAATCAAATCAATCACTTGTACTGCCAAAGGTTGTAGAGATACGCCTGTCTTAGCCCCTGCTTTCCAACAGTAGACCTCGACTGCTACAGCTAAAGTTGAGCCACCCCAAGGGTTAACAGTTGGGGCTAAGGGAGTGTTAGCGGAGTCAAACAAACGAGGCTTTCGATCCCAAATTGACCCGTCTTTCTTTTCCTTGTTCTTGACACGAAACTTGAAGGTAACAAAACCTGTTTCATTACCATCGTCATCAA